CTTCGGGATCATTGATGGTTGCTGTGGCGAATGGGCTTCCATTCTCGGTGAGTCGGATCGCGGTGCGTCCGTTCTCGTATTGGTCGAACACGACATCGCATTCGGCTCCAAGGAACTTTACTTTCATTATTTTTTTGTGGGTTGCGAGGCCATTGCCTCTGGTTCAGCTACGAGTCGTAGCAGAATGAAAAAGCTGGTCAAACTTTTTTTGAATAAATCTTGAAGCCCCTTCTAGCGGCCTCCGCAAGAAACTCTGCCTCGCTGTATTGATCTATAGATACATACTTCCTCCGATTTGCCACTTGATCTCGTTGTGTAGCCCATCGGACATTGCTCGGCTCGTAATCTCCATTCACATCTATGCGGTCTATGGAATGATTGGGGCTTGGCTTTGGGCCAACGTCTGCAAGGAAATTCAAGAATCCATTTTTTCCTTTCCATCGTTCGCAAACCTTGATGCTGCGATCAGCGTAGTCTTTCTTGCAAGGATGTTTTATATTTGGTGAGCAACGATTGAGCATCCCCCTCCAATGAATGTATTCTCTGCTCTTGCTCATGCCATGAGTTTTCCCAGAGCGGTTTTCTTTCCACAAGCAGTTGCAACTTTTTTGTCCACGCTTTAATGCGTATCCCATGATTTCTTTTTCTACTCCGCAATCACATCGGCATAGCCAGTAATATTTTCCTTTGTGATCTTTCCTGCCGCGCTTCAAAACAAGCAAGCGTCCAAATCTGTGTCCTTCAAGTGATTCTCTATCTCGGTGAATTGTGTCAGTCATATGAGGACTCTAGCGTATTTTGGCTAACAAAGCTATCCCAATCTTCTTCCATTTGCTGATTTGTTTCGCTAGTCCCTTGTATGCCGTAGTTCCTGACAAACACCTCCACAAGAAGAGCCAAGGCATCTGCTCTATCTGGACTGTTGCCGCTTGTTCTTGCCTTCATTTCTTTCTTACTCTCAACGCAAATCTTTTCCTTCTTCAGCGAGTATAGGCGAGTAGAAAGCTCTCGCGCCGTGTCCTCGTCTAGTCCACGAAGTTTGTTTCCAACAATCATTTGGCGCACATTGAACCAAAGTTGAGTGACCCTGTTGTAATAAAGCTCTTTGCCTGTCTTCTCATCTTCTACGCTCACTTTGTCTTCGGTTGCGTATCCTCCAAAGGTCACGCGATGGAATCCATTCTTCCAACGCTGGCTTATGATGTCCGCAAGTCCTGCTCCTCCTCCAGTAGAGTCAAGAGCAAAACATTCTGGCTCTATGCGCTTTTGATTGAGTTTTTCAATCACCCTATCCGCAATCTGAAAGAATGCAGGATAATCCACCCTTTCTTCAATGATGATCTTGTGAGTCTCTGTAATCATTAGAACAGTATCACCATCAACAGTCTTTCCAATCATGCCAAATCGCAGAACACAATCATCGCCATCTGTTGTGAATGCAGGGTCAAGAGCCGCTACTTGCATTAGCCCTCCACCCGCCCATATTGCCTTGTCTGATGCCTTTCCTTCTTGGATGGTAGCCGCATCAACAACTGTGTTTCTAACGCCGCTAGGAGGCCAGAACCCCCTCACATAGCTCCACCATTGAAGAGAGTTCTCTCCATAGTTGGCTCGGCAAGCATCTATGTCATCTTGAGAGAATAACTTTGGAAAGATGATTTTACCGCGCTTGACATTCGGGGACTTTAGCCCATCAAAGTGAATACAAATACCAGTCTTAGTTTCCCATGATTCATAGTCTGCCGTGATGGTTGACCATCCTCCCTTTGGTTCACAGAACCTTCCATGTGCATCATATTGACTGCTGGCGTTTCCGATTGCCACAAAGCGATAGAAATCTGCACCAATAGAAAGATTGAATCTTGCATCGAAAACAGCAGGGGGACTCTGCGGGGCTTCGTCAACGCAGATAATAGTCCGTGATGGGTGGAAGCCCTGCAGTTTACCAACCGCTTGTTCTACAGCCCCGCTATCAACTGCTAGACCGATAATTGAATGTCGGTCATCCCCTTTCTGAAATTGAATCTTGGTTTGAGAATCAACTATGTTCAACCCAAACAAAGGATGGACTGGGCGCATGAAGTTCATCACTTCACTCCACACGCGACCCCTCAAGCTGGGAACTGTCGTTGATGTGAGCGCAACACGGGTTGCCATAGGGCAAGCCAAATACTCAATCGTGGAGATTAACGAGAATGTGAATGTCTTACCAGCGGCTCCGCACCCAGTCGTCCCGATCTCTTTATAGTTTGTCCAAGCCCAGAGACAAAGCTCTGACCAGTCATTCCATCCATCCATGACCCAAGGCCATAGCATATGGATAACGTGCTTGATATGCTGACCCCGACTCAAGCCGCTGAAGCGACTTGGATCGGGATCTTTCACCATCAGCAACTCAACCTCTAGTTGGGTAGCTTTAGGGAAAGCCGATAAATCTAAACCATAGGTTTGTAATTTCATTAAGGCTGGAGCCGCCCCTTGCGGGGCGACTCCGTAACAACATCTACATCATGGTAGATATGTGATCTTATCGGAAGTAGGATCGAATAGAATCCATTGCCCCCTTGGGCTTGCCAGTAGTCTCGTTGATGTCGCTAGTCCCGCGCCTTGGCGAGGGGCTTACCGCAGTATCTTGGGCAACGCGAGCCTTGTATTTAGCAAGTTCCGCTTTGAGCTTGGCATTCTCAGCAACCGCATCCTTGGCGATCACCGCAAGGAACGGAGTGACCATCATGTCGTTTTCGGAAGCAGTCCCCATGAGGATATTCTTTGCCGCCGCGATACGATCATCAACGAGCTTATTGTGATCATCGTCGTCTCCCTTACGGAAGAAATCAGACTTGCTGGCGAGATGAGAAGCAACTCGCTCAAAGTTCTTGTTGATCTTTTCCGTGGTGGCCTGACGAGTCTTCTCTTCTTCCTGAACAAGCGTGGAGGAAGTCTCGCGGTGATTCACCATAGCCGCCTCAAGCGCACCGCGCTTGCTGTCAGCATCATTGATGAGAGAAAGGAACTGGGCAGATGCCGCACCTCCTCCAAAGTTCTCGTCAATAAACTCAATCCGCTCCTTTCCTTTCAGCGAAAGAGCCTTTTCTGCAATAGCAGGGTCAGCGGCATACTCGTTTGCCCACTCGGTAGCCTTCTGAATAGCCGACTCGTAGGGAGCCTGGAACTTCTCGCGGAACTTAGGGCTACGCTCAAAAGCGGTTCGCTCAAGCTCTGCCTCAAGCTCTTCTGCCCTCTTCTGGTATTCAGCCAACTTCTCATCGCGGGTCTTGATCTCAAGCTCTGCCGCCTCTGCCTTCTTGCGGAGTTCGGCAAGGTTATCTTCCTTGCTCTTCTTCTTGGGCTTTTCCTCAACTGGATCAGGGTCTTTGGATAGGTCAAGGTCGGAAAGATCAAGGCTGTCAGCAACAGGCTCCGTCTTTCCCTCCTCCTTGGGGGCTTCCTCAATCGGGCCAGTATTCTTCTTTTCTTCAATCGTCTTGAGGAAATCTTGCACAGACTTCTCTGGGACTACATCAATGCCAGCGGGGGTTGGAGCAACCTCCTTTGTGCCGATGTCGGGAATCTCAGCAAGATTCTTGTAATCTACCTTTGGCAGATTCGGCTTATTCTTTAGTTGACGCTGAAGCTGTGAAAGATCACTGGGACGCTCCATAGGGGCGGCTGGGATCGGTTCAGCGGGGATGGTTGCTACTGGTGTGGTGGGTGTGGGGTTGTCCATATGTTAAAATTCGCTGGTGTAACTAGGTTCAATGTTGACTTGCTCCTCTGGCACTTCAGCCAGGATGAAGAGATCGCTGATCGCAGATGCCCTTCCAGAATCATAGCCAAACAAAACGTGCGCGTTGTTTGCTTGCTGGATAAGGCCAGCACCATTACCTAGAGTCTTTGCCATGCTCAAGCCGTCAACGACGGACAGAGCGTGTTTCATTACAGGGTTATCAAGGAGCTTCTTTAGCTCAATAGCTAGATCCACATTGGATCTCCAATCAGTTAGTGTCATATTAGTCTAGTAGGTCTTTCATTTTAGGGAGCTTATCATCGGTGAAGATGATGTTATTCTCCTCTGCGTTTTCAATCTCTTTTAATGCCGCTGGGAGAGCGTCAGTATTGACTTTAGTATCAAACCCCTTCACTCCCTCAGCGTGTTTCTCGCAATTCTTTATGGCTTCTTCCATCGTATCGCCAATGCCAATGCAATCTCCCACCTCGCACATCCTGACTCCAAGAGTGGGAATGATGTAGGTAGTGTCTTCGACGCGGCAAGCATTGCGCCACTTGATCCACCTTTCCACCTCTGGATCTACTGACACGGGAAGGGATCGCTCCTCTGCAAAGGAGGATTTAATCACGGCAAGCGCACCATACTTGGCTCGCCACACAGGGTCAACAAGCTCGCCATTGGCTCCAGCTTCCACAATCTCTCCCACATTATCCACCATCTCCCAGACAAGGGCAGACGGCGGCGCGGGGCAACGAGTAGTAAGATCAATCAGGTAAGGCGTTCCCTCGTCCGTGACCCTAATCTCTGTGCTAAACCATTGCCTATACTTGGCTTCCTCCATAAAGGGGGCCAGCTTCTCATTCACCACCCTCACAGGCTCGGAAAGATCAGCGTAGTTCCTCACGCATCCCACATATCCGCAGTCCTTCACTTCCACGCCAGTCAAGCAAGTGGAGGGATATTTCCCATCAATGCAATAGCCGTCATATCCTGCCTCCACCACGCTATCCACCTTATGCTCAATAATGAACGGGAAAATGTTGCAAAGGCCACCTAGAGCATCCCAAAGCTCATTAACGCGAGGCTCTGCCAGCTTCCATGTGGGAGCATAGAAAGTTTCAGCCAATCCTCGAAAGCCACTTATTTTGACATACACATCATCGTTATTCTCAAGGTATTCACGGAGGGCTGGCATTCCAGTAACGAGAGCGCACTTACCTACAGGCAGACCAAGCTCCCTCATGGTTTCCTTTGCCCTCCACCTCTGCACTTCCAGCTTCTCTCCAAGCCCAGCCGCCCATACGGGAATGCCAAGGGATCGGATATGCTCTGCCAGATACATGAATCCCACATCGGGAATCACAACAAAGTCCACATCTAGGTTTTCCTCCCAGCTATTGACTCGCTCCACTCCCTTGAGTCCCTCGCCAATAAAAGCAGGGCCAGGGATCGGGAATGACTTCTCATTGAAAGGCACAAAATACCTCACCTCATGCTCTTCAGCCAATCGCTCTGCGAATGCCGTGAAAAGCCCGTGATCTATCACGAGACACCTTGACATTACAATCCCCTCCTACTCATTATTAATTTCCTGTTCTTGAATGTCCCTTAAATCGTGAATCATATTCTTCATCTGCAAAGCTCGCTCGGAATCCTTGCCAAAGAAGTTGCGGTTATAAAGATAATACCTTTCGTAGATGAATGAGATGATCTGCTCGCGCATCTCTTCTCTGCCTTGCGTATATTGGTTATGAAAGTCCATATCCCATGCGCTTGAGTTCCCGGTCAATATACCAACGAGCTTTAAGCAAGTCAGTCGTTTCCTCGTCAGGGTTCTTATGCCCTGCGCGTGTGATATACTTCACCGCATTTCCGCGATTGAAGTTCATGTGTTCGGTTATGGTAATCACCTCAATCGGATATACCGATTTGTAGTGACTCGGATTAACAGGGTCATTACTCCCGCTTTCGGTTTTCATTTTAGTTGGTGGTTGGTTACTGGGGGATTATGCCCCTTCTGTTAAGCTCGTCAAGCAATTCTTTTGTGGAAAAGTTTTCAATTGATTTGTATTTCCTGCGATTCTTCATTTGCTCTGATCTAGATGCCCAACGAACATTCCCAGGCTCATAATTCCCATTATTGTCAATTCTATCCAATGAATGCTGTGGAGATGGTTTTTCCCCAACGCATTGTAAAAACTTTTGAAATCCTTCTCTTCCTTTCCATTCATCTGCAACTTTAATGCCGCGATCAAAATAATCCGCATGACAATGTGCAGTTGGAGTACAGCGATATTTCATTCCCTGCCAAGCGTTGAACTCTGGAGTTCCAGTAAGCCCGTGATTTTTTGAGCGAGAATTATATCTGCATCCACAGCTTTTTGATTTTCGGGCGATTAAACAATCAGATGTGGTTAGATGATCTTTACCACAATCACATTTGCACTTGTAAACAATTCTGCTGTTTTTCCTTTCATTTGTTGACTCAATAACAACGAGTCTTCCATACCTATTGCCAACAATATTTTTGGCATTGGGATGAATTGAAATCATGGAGCTATAGAACTATATTTGGATGCAACTTTTACCTTATCGATCATCAGACGCTGTGCCGTCTTGCGATCTTGGAGCATCATCTGATGTTGAGCCTTGGCCTGTTTGATCTGAGCGTCATTCTGGAATTTAGCCCTATCCAGCATGATCTTGTTCTGAGCAACTGCCATCTTGGGATCTTGCGCTCCCTGCTGTCCCTGCTGGGCCATCTCCTGCTCGTTGATCTGCTCTGCCAGATTGTTCAACTGGTCAGCAATCTTCATCAACTCGCTAGTCTGCTCATTGAGATTCTCAAACTGCTCCTTGCGGGTCGGGTCTTCCTCCAGATACTTGAGGTGGGTGAGGATATGCGGGATGGCGGCTTGCATGGTAACTGCCGCCTT